AAATGCTTTGTTTCCTTTTTCGCCACCTTGCGCAATTGCCACACCCCAAAGTCTAAATTGTTCTTCTGATGCGCCAATAATTTGTAAAGCATCAACCATTGAAGTTGATAATCCAGCACCCATTTCAGCAGCTTTAATACGACCTTCCTTTAATCCATCAAGGAGATTATCTATGTTCCAAGTTCCAGTTTCTACACCTGCAGCCATGATTCCTTGAACTTGCTTTGCATCAAACCCTGCTCTTTGAAGTTGCCCTCCATATTCTGCTATGATGTCAAGCTGTTCAGTTGGAAATCCAACTGACAACAATTGATTAGTTAATGCTAAAGCTTCTTTTTGTGATATTTTTAATTCTTTACCTATTTCAAATGATTCTTGAATTAATTCTTTAAAGTCGATTTCTTTATAAGCACCTGAAATCATAGCTGCGCCTTTTAGTATCTCTTGGTTAGTTTCCATAGACGCTTCTTTATTAAGTGTGATTTGTCTACGTACACCTTCATAGGCTGCTTCTTCGTCACCAATTGCTGAGGTGACTTCCATAATTGATTGACGTACCATTTTTTGATCATCTTCGTTTAGATTCATAGAAATATCTATATTAGTGTTTAGTTTAGAAACATCTAAAGCTTGTTGAATGGTTCCAGCAATTCCTCCACCCGCTGCTAATCCTGCAACGACACCTGATAATTCTTGGCCAAAACCATTTACAGCTTCCTCTGCTTGATTTGCTTCTTGCGTGATTCTTGCTAAATCTTGTCTCACGGTATCGAGATTAGCACCTTCAGCAGCACGTCTAAGTGCCTGCCTCATTTGGTCAATATCAACTCCAGCACCTAATGCATGCTGACCCATTAATCGTAGAGCGCGATTCATCTGATCAGTAGTTGCTGAACCATCTCTAATTGCGCTTGTTAAACGTGTGCCTAATAAGTCTGCGAATTGGTTAACATCTGTGCCTGTAGCTTCAAAGAATGAAGACAATTCTCTTGTAGTACGTGCTAATCGATCTTGTTCATTAGCAGTATTAGCCATTTGAGCATTGTACTGTTGTAACTGTGCTTCAGTAGTTGCTAGCTCTCGTTGAAAAGCCCTGTACTGTTCGGCACCAATATCACCTCGTTGGAACTGTGCTTCTACCTGTGATTGAGCTTCTTTTAGGACATCTAACTTTTGACTCGTGTTTTGTATTTGTTCTGCTAAAAGCTGTTGTTTTTGAGCAATCAACTCGGTATTACCTGGATCAAATTTTAAAGCACGTTCAACTTCTTTTAATTCACTAGTAACTTTTCCACTTTCTTTATTTACATTTTTTAAAGCATCGGTTAGTCCTCTTGTATCACCGTCTAATTCAATCGTAATCCCTTTAATACGTCCATTTGCCATTACCCTCACCTACCTTTTGAACAAATAAAAAACACCTGCCAAAAGACAAGTGCTAAAACGAATCGAAATCTGCTTGTGCTGCTTTACGTACAGTTTTCTTTTCTTTTTTATTTGGATTTTTCGTTTCGAGATATTCGTCTATATAATCAAGGACCATGCCAATTGTCATTGTTTCTAAATCATCGTGAGATAGTTTGCATTCATGACATAATATAAGGTACGTTTCGGTTGAAATTGGCTCCGATGACGTACCTCCTTTATCAATATCTAGTTTTTTTTAGACGAAATAGTTGCTGCTAGAATATCTTGTAGTTCAGCTACAATGTCCACAATTGGGAAAGTCTCAAATGAGTCTAGCCAAGTCATTGGATCAGGAATTTTCTCATCTGCTGTTTTAGCCAGTGTCCAAGCAATATCATAGAACATATCAAAGTCGATTTGTTTGATAGCTTCTAACTGATCGTTTTCATGTAAATCGCTGTAATCTTTATTTACAATACCCATGCCAATAAGATCCTTAAAAAAATCTCGGCCAAATTGCATCTTGTATCGTTTAGGAACAGCGCCACTTGATTTAAATTTAACTGATTGATCATCAATCGTTAATGTGATTTCCATCTATTTGCCCTCCACAGTTCATTTATTAAGGTGTTGGTACTTCTGTTGGTTCAAATACATTTGTATACCAAGCGTCATATACTGCAGGTGTTGTTGTACCTGTCGTAGATCGTTTAACTACTCCATCTATAGTTGGTGCAGCAATGAACGATAATTCTTGTGTAGTAGGTTCCGTAGTCTCTGTTTTTGTCTCACTTGAAGTACCAGGGCGGCTAACAGTGACGTTGTACAATACATGGCGCGTTGCTTTCACATCTCCATCAAACTCAAACATCAAGGCAATTGTTTTTGGCTTCGAGTTAGTTGTTTCTGTCAGAATCCCTGATGTTTCGTCTAACTGATCACCCAATACATCTGTACGGAATTTCAATGGTAATTCAGCAGCTTCATACGTGCCTTCGTAACCGTTATTTACTGTTGTTGCATAATATACACGGTCATCAGCATAGAATTCTGATGTTTCCCCGCGTGGTTCTAAACTTAACGAAACTGCTCCAGGATATCTCTCTGGTGTACCAAAAGTTAATTTTCCATCAGCTGCTTCAGTAGCAACTGCATAATGAACGTTCTTTAAGCCAAAACGTACTTTGTTTTCTGCCATCTAAATGACCTCCTAATTAATTAAAGTAATTGAATATGTGCATTTAAAAACTCCCTCGTCTCTGATGAATAGTTCATCGTAAGACCAAGGGAGTTCGTTTTCATTTAGCATATCTTCTATTTTCTTTTCTGCAGCTAAATCTTTAATGTTTACATACAGTTCAATATCAACATAAGTGATTTTTGATAATACTTTATTGTCAGCACTAAATGTATCGCCGTCCACAACTAAGTAACAGATGAAGGGAGGTTCCTGTGCTGATTTAAAATGTGAGTAAGCGACTGGATAGCCAAGTGCTTTTAACTTTTGAGCTAGTTCAGGTAACGTCATCCTCTGATCGCCCCCTCAACACCTTGTACAAATTCAGTAATCATTTCCTCTTCGACAGGTGCAATATGCACATTTGCTGGCACACGGCCACCACCAACCTTCGCATACCCTTTTTCAAGTAAATGAGTAAGTTGATATTCAGTATTGTGCACGACCCATTGTTTGCCAATCTTTTTAGCTCGCCAACCTTTTGCATAACGATGTCTCGCTCCTATTGGAGAACGAGCCTTTAGTCGCTGTGCACCTTTTTTTGCTGCTTTTTCAGCAACCTTTTCTATATCTTCCCCAACACCATGAGCATAGTTTGCTAGAGTGCGATTGATTTCAGCAGCAAGATCATTAATATTTGTTGCCATACTATGACCGCCCTTCTACAACGATTGTGACGGTAATATTCATATCATCATCATTAGTCGCGCTTTTAACATCATATACAATGCCATTTTGGACTACTTCAAAAGTTGTGTGTTCATCATTGATAAATTCATTTAATGATTTTGCATACTTTAATACATAACGTTTCTCGACTTTTGTTTGCTCTCTTCCGGCCCCCATTATTTCGCTACCTTTTAGCGTTTTAACCATGGTCCAATAGCGTCCGTAGTCCTCAAACTTTTCGATTTCTTGCAACAATTCATCTGTAGTCAAAGTGCGTTTACGAATTAAAATCCGATGCCGATACAAGCCACTATGGTTATTTTCGTTGTATTTAAACTGTTTCATCGACATCACTACTTTCAAGTGCCATAGCAATATTCAAATTGTTAAGCTGCGTCAAAAAATTAGTGTGGAAGTATTCAAGCGCATCGTTATAAACATAGCGAGAACGCTCGAATACAAGCTCTTTAAAGCGTTCGCTAGTGTTTATATCATAGTCACCACAAATGTCTTGTAAATCCTCTACAGATGCTTTTAAGATACGAGTTAAATTATCGTCCTCATCATCACTCAGCTTCATTCTGTCCTTAAATTCGACTAATAGCTCTGGCGTGATTTCGTTTGGCATTTAACTCACCTACTTTTCTTTTGGTGCTTCATTTTTCTTAATAAAAACCTGACCATACGAATTATTTGTGGACGACAATACTTTAAGGCGTGCAGCTGTTTGTTTACTCGCATCAGGTGCAGGAAAAACGTCTCCCTCGCGATAAAATCGACCATCTTTATCCTTGAAATCCCGGACTACTTTATACACTGTTATCCCTCCTAAAAGTGGAAACCCCTTAGAATTAAGGAGTCACCGGTAATGTGTAAATCGCTGCTACTTTGTTATCGCGTGGCTTACCAAAAGCGAATGTTTTAGCAATGTGTAAATTGCAATCTTCCATAGCTAACGTTTCTTTGTATTCTGTTACCTCAATTCCGCCACCACGGTATGCATCGTAACGATCTTTCACGAACGCAATTAACTCACCTTTTTTCGCAAATTCTGATTCGATAAGCGTGAAGTTAAATGGTAACTTAGTAATGTAATCACCTAGTGAATTCTGGATAGTGAAGTCACCTTTTAAATCCCATGCATCAGCAGGGTTAATCACTAGTGCAACTTTGCCGCTAACGTTTAAAGGCTTACCATTTTCTTTCTCAGATAATTCTTTACCGATTCCTGAAAATTCTTTGATGATAGTTTTTGGATCAGCTAATGTCAATGCACCCACTGCCGCTTTTTTAGCATGTCCGTTTGTAGGATCTACTGCTGCTGCTAAATCACGGATTAAACCAATCGGTTCTTCTTTTGTAGGACCAGCACCGTTGATAATCGCATTTTCCAATGCTACTGCATACGTTTCTGTGATTTGTGTTTGTACATAAGCCGCTACCCATTTAGGACCGAATTTGGCAAGGTCTTTCGGCAAGACAACAAACGCTGTTAATTTCGATTGTGCGATTTTTTCTTGCTTGAATGCCGCGTTCAATTGACCTTTGATGTCTCCAAAAATAGGACCCCATACAGCCGCGCCTTCGTATTCTGATGTAATAGTCGTTAATGTAATCGTTCCTAAGTCTCGGAAATTGATTACAGATAACAGTGGATGGTCGCTTGTTAGGTCATCGTAAATACGTTCTTCAATCGTATATGGGAGAACAATTTCATCTTGGAAACCGTCAGATACAACAACATTGAAGAATTTAGTTTCTTCTGCAGTCATCACATCTACGCCACGGTTAGATAAAATAACTTGATCTAATGTATTGTTAGTAACTTCATTTGAAATTTGAGTCGTTAAAGAATTCACTAATGCATCTTGCATGTTTACCCAAGCTGTTTCAACTTGCTCTGGTGTTGATTCTTCGTTTTTCACAACAGTAGCATAATTTAATTTTGCTTCCTCGTAAGTTTCAGTGTGATTGTTTAATTTAATAACCATTTATGATTACCTCCAAATTTTTGTATTAAAAAAGGAACCCTTTACGCTTGTTAGTCGGTATTACCGGCTCTGGCGTTGGTTCCTGTTTTGATTGATTGATTAAATTTGTAATTTCATTTTTAAAGGCTTCAAGATCAGTTTTTGTAACCTTGTCCTCCACAGTTGAAGTAGCAGAAGGTTGCTCTTTCATCATCAAACGCGCTTTGTTAATAGCTTCATTTGGTAAAATAGCATACGAGCTCGCTACATATTGTATTTTATTTTCAAATAAAACATCGTCTGCAAACCCTTTTTCAACTGCTTCATTAGCATTTAACCAGGTCTCGTCATTCATCATTTGAAGAATTTCTTCTTCTGATTTCCCTGACTTCAGGGTATATGCATTTGCAATAGCTTTGTTATAGCCTTCTAATACTTTTGCTTCTTGCGTATGAGCTCGATGATCACCATCGGCAAACCCTGATACATTGTGAATCATTAATTGCGCCGTAGGGGAAATAAGAACTTTGTCGCCTGCCATGGCGATAATTGACGCAGCACTCGCCGCAATCGAATAAGTATTCGTTGTAACCTCGCCTTGATATGCTTTTAAACGTGCATAAATTTCATTGCCAGCATCAACGTGGCCACCGCCAGAATTAATGATAATTTCGACTGGTGAATTATCGGATGGCAATTGATTAATTACGTCATTGGGAGATGTGCATTCGATTCCGTACCATTCGTAGACTTCTTTATAATCATTCATGACGATTACGCCTTTGATTTCAATTTTTGTCATTCTTCTCACCTCCCTCCACAGTTTGATAGTTTTTGGTGATAACATACTTATCTAGCTCTGGATCGTCAACGCGCTCATCACCAAATTTTTCACGGACTTCGTTACGGTTGTAAGCTCCACTTGCAACAAGCTTGTCAACCGCCTCTGCATTTTCTGTTACAGATTTCACTTGAATACCAAAAACCTCAATTCTTTTGCCTGATTGATACTCTTTTTTCTCTAGTAGTTTTGCATTTAATTCATCACTAATTTTCTTGAGCAATGGATTGTACGTAAATTTGATATATGCTTTTAAAGCAGTTTCATAATCTGATAATGATCCATGTACAATCGCTGGTGGAATACCTAATAACTCCGCCACATAATCAATAGCTTTATCAAGAACTTTAGTAATGTCGTCAATTGAACGGCCACCATTTGAACCATCTGTAATCTCGTCATATTCGAAGCCTTTCAATTTTGGTACAATAGCAAATGCATTTTTGCGAAACGCACTAAACATCCTATCGATGAAACTTTGTAGCTTGCCTAAATTTTCTTCATCGAGTTTTTGAGTTGTATCCATTCCAGCTGTAGCACGAACTTGGTTAGCAAACATACTTGTCTCAACCATCCGACTGAATAGCTGTGTAAAATCCTGAAACATGCCATTCATAAAGCGTGATAACTTTTCGTTGTTATAAGTTAAATAAATCACTTCATCCATACTGAAGGTTCGCATGAATTTGAATTCTTTCACTGTTACATTTTTAAATGTATCTGGGTAAACTGCACGTTCTTCTCGAATGAAGCTGTCAGCGATAAGTAAATCATTCGAATCACTTACCACGATTAAAACTTCTCGTTCATGAATTAATTTATAAACAGCATCTTGCCAAAAATCCGAAGCGCTTGAATCTGTATTAGGGCGAATATTTAATAAATAATCCCAATCATCACGGATCCTTTTCTTGTCTTGCATAATGCGGAAATCAGATTGTGCAACGGTTCGAGCGATAAAATTAATACAAATCTCTAGCGCTAATTGCTTTAAATATGCTCTTTCTTCAACTCCATAACCAAATATTTCGTCTTCCACAGAGAAAGAGGAAGGTATGTCTTTGTTCCTTTGAAAAATATTTCCTAACCAACTCACTTTTTCCACCCCCTCTCTAGAAATTCAATGCGTTAAGTGCATCCAATGAGCTGCCTATATCCGTTTCGCCCACTTCATCAGCTCGATATATGGCATGTACAAAAGCTTGGAAGCCGTCTGTTTTTCTACGAATAGGCTCTTTCTTTTGATACTCTTTGTTGCCATCTTTTTTGATAACAACTAGCACATTATTGGTGTACCAACGCATTAAAGAATTGTCCCCAAATATTATTTGACGGTTAGCAAAAGCAAGCTCTATTCGCGGAGCCAGTAAACTGTGGATGGCCCTTGGATTTCGAATAATCTCAACTTCAAATCCTTCTGCTTCAAACAAAGGTTTTAAAACTTCCATCCGGAAATTATCACCTATTACTTTTTTGATTTCGTAGTAATTTCGCATTTCAACAAACCAGGAAACAACCAAATTCGGATCAATTGTTTCGCCCTCCACAACTGATAAGAGCCCTTGTTCTTCCCATTCTCGTATAGGTGCAAATTTACGTTTACCAGCCATTTCAGCATCTTGTTTCTTGGAATAACTATAGTACTTGTCTACAAATTCTTTACGAGCATAAGAATGAGTTTTCCAAACGTAATCACCATTTTCACGGAACAATAAACCACATGCTGCGAAGTCTCGTATACTAGCAAAGTCAATCGCCCCTATAGCCTCTCTGCCACGCAAATCTGGCATCTCTCGATTAGTTGCTAGTATTTCTTCCCACTTAGCTACAGAACGCTCTAAATCGGTCACAGGGCAGTTCATACGCTTGGTCATGAACTCTTCACGGTTTGTTGGATCGTCTTCTAAGTCCTCGTACTCTTCAAAAATCGTATCGAATAACCCTTGAGCGTAATCACTGCGTGGGTGACAAAGCATTGGATTGGCTTTTTCCCAGCATTCAATTTCATCAACTTCCTTTTCATCATCTAACTTACAAATGAAAGGGAACAATGCATTTGGCCGAGCTTCACCACTTAAAACCTTCATTGCTTTTTCTTTTTGTTTATCTAAGAAACCATCACGAACATAACCATCAGTACCGATGTAAAACTCTCGTGGATTTTTCTTCTTACCAAGCCCTGAAATGTGGACTCGAACATCCTTATTGCTTTCAAATTGGTGTATCTCATCGAATACAACGGCACCATCACGCAAACCATCTTTTGTTTCACCATTGGAAGTACGGAACTTTAAAATCGAGTCCGTTTTGTTACTCGTAATCTTTTCTTTTGTTCGATAGAACATTGATTTTAATATGCTGTTTCGACCAATGACATTGTAGGTTTCATCAAATGAAGTCTTTGCTTGTTCTTCACTGTTAGCAACAATCGAAACATTGTACTCTCTAATCCCATGATGTGGTCCAATTAAGAAATGGGTAACTACAGAAATCAAACCATTCTTACCGCCACCACGACCAAGCATCCATAAATGCTTTCGGTAAAATACACGGCCATTCTTTTTGAAAAATAAAAAGACGAATGCGATTAAAAACTTCTGAAACGGCTGCAAGGGGAAATACCACTTTTCACCGAATCGGATACATTTTTCAATCATATCGTCATCAAAAAATAAATCATCTCGACTCAATACATGCTCTCGCAAATATTCAATCAACATAATCCGTTCATTATTAAGTTTGATTTGTCCAGATTCATAAAGTTGAATGTATTCGTCCACATACTTATTGCTAATCAAATTAAATCATCTTCCGAAAATTCTTCTTTGCCTTCCACAGTTGATGCAGCAGGGGGCAATCCTTCATCAACAAAGTTAAATGACTTCTCCAAAGCGATTAATTGTGTGTTTATTTTTGTTTTATCAGTCATGGCCGGATGACTTTTAACGAATCGCTGTTTTCCATTTTCAATGGTGACGGTTGAACCATCACGAGCCAGCACTTCATCACATTGCGAATCAAGTTTAAGTAGTTCAATGTACCGCTCCACTTTTTTTACTTCGAGTAAATCGTCTGTATCGATTCGACTCATTAGCTGTATTTTTAATTTTTCTAAATCCATAATTTAACCCCCTCCCCCTCTCGCGTGGAAATAGCTATATTAAAAAAATCTGGACAGAACAC